CAAAATCTGCAGCCAGCCGGGCCTGTCGGGGGCCGTCGATGTTCGCCTGGGTAATTGGCCCAATGCGGTCAACCAACTCCTGCGTAACTTCAACAATCGGTTTGGACAGTTCAAACGCACGTCGAGTGTTTATCTTGTTCTCTGGCGTACCGCGATCAATTGCATCTTGGCGAGCCTTGGCGAGCCAGTCGGCCCACAGCAACTCATAGTTCACCGGTGCTTGCAGTTTGCCGACGATTTTGCCTCTGATGCCAAGCGGGAAATCCGGGTGTGGCTGCGTGCCGTCCTCACCAAGGTTTACCATTGGGGAGGTTTGGTCAACCTCAACAACCAACACCCCATCACCCCAGCGCTGGCCCGCCAACGACGGTTCTCGAGTGGCGTCCAGAATGCGCTGCATGGACGGTGCGCCAAGCTGTTGCGCGCCTTTGTTGCCGAGCAGCTCCAGAAGACGAAAGCGTGCCTCAAAACTGATTCGGTGCAAATAGTCGTCAAGCGCCTTTACGCTTTCCAGTCCTGGAAACTCGGCCATGTACTGGCCAACCTTCGGGTCTGAGTTCTTCGACTCGCGTACCAGCTTCGTAAGCGCAGCAGCGTTCTTTTTGCTGATACGTTTGTCTCTGACATAGGCTTCAAGCGTGCCAAAGAAGGCGTTGCTGACTGTGGTGTTGGACTGGTGCATGTTGGCGTCACCCATCACCACCATCATGTAGTTGGCGCCTTCCTTGAGCTTGGCCGCCTTCTGTCCGGTAACTGCCTTACCTCGGTTTGCCCAGACAACGCCAGCGTCGGCATTGGACTCGCGCAGAGGGTAGAACGGACCGCCCAACAACGGGATAGCGACACTCAGTTCTGAACTGTCGATGCCGGTGTACATCGCGGCTGCACCCGTGCGGTCAGCTATGGTCGGGAATACTTTTTTCCCAACCAGGTCTTGCAGGGTGATTGTCGGGACCCTGTCGCTGCTGACCAAAGCGTCAACCGGCAGCGTGTCCTGCACTTCACCACCGGCCTGCGTGATCTCCTGTTTAAGTCCGTCGGCTTGCTGCGCGTAGGACTGATTGAAAACACCGGTGGCGCTGCCCAGCGTAGTTGGGTCGGCTTCGGTCAAAAAGTCACGAATTGCCTGCGCTTTTGTGGGGTACTGCGTGTCGCCCGACGGCGCGCCATCCGCGCCAAATCGGGTGAGTTGGTATTTGCCGGGTTGCTGGGCTGAAGCGTTGACCGCGAGCATCCGCCCGTCAGATGTACGCCCCTCCACAGCAAAATCCGCGTCCGGTATGTTTTCCAGTTCCGAGATCAGTGCGTTTTCGGCCCTGGCAACCGCGTCCCTCAGTTCCATGTATTGATTGAGGTCTGGCTGTTGACCCCCGCGCACCGCATCTTCAAAAGCGCGATAGGCAGCGCGCGCTTGTATCAATGGGCTGCGTGCGTCCGTTGAAATGTCACTAGCGTTCAGCACCCCTCCTCGTCCGGGGGTCGTGCGCGCGCCAACGATGCGGAAACCGCGGTCTTTGTAGGCCTGGTACAGCCCGACGGTGCCCTTGCCTGAGCGCTCGCCGTAGGCCACGAAGAAGTGCGCCAGGCCAGCGGCGTAGGTTTCCGCTACGGCGGGCCTGTATTGCGCCGCAATTTGCCCCGCAGCTGTAATTTGTGCGAGAAGGTCGTCTTTGACGGTCTCGTAGTCGATGCGCGCCTGCGCCTGGTCGGAGGCCTGCTGGATCACCCGCTCGGTGTCAGCCTTAATGCGTTCTTGTGCCTTTTCCGCCGACAAACGCTTTTCAGCCTGAGACTCCGCGAACGGGTCCATGCGGGCGTGCTCACTGATCACCTGCTCAAGCGGTGTGTTGGGCGCAAAGGTCAGCACGTCGGCCATGGGAATGGCGACGACCTCGCCCATCGCCGCAGCAATGGGGATCTGCTCGCGCACGGCCTCGGGCAACTGCGCCAGCACTTCCTGCGGCAGCTGGTTTAGCACTTCTCCGTCGACGTAGACTTCTTTTTGCGCGCCCTCGCCTTCACTGACGATGGTCTGGATGTGGGCGCGGAACTGCTCGGGCGAGCGTTCGCGGAACACGGACTGCCCCGCGAGCTTGAGCTGCTCGTTGAGCATCTCTTGGTAAGTGTCTGTCAGGTTGTCGCGCCAGGTGGCATCCCCCGTCACCGCGTCGATCCCGGTTGCCAGGGCCCGCGACACCATCACGTTGCCGCCCGTGCCGATGATGGTGGCGATCAGCGTTTCGGCCATGGCGCTAGGCTGCTCCGCCAAGAAGTCCTTGAACGACTTGCCGGGGTTCAGCGTGGCCCACTCGTTGGCGTTTTGCAGTACGGTCGCCACCTGCTCACCAGGGATCTCGAGCGCCATCTGCTTGCCCAGGATCTGGATCAGCGGGGCACCTTGTTTAATGCCGCCAATCAGGGCGTCCATCGGGATTTTCTCGGTCCAGTACTCGACCATTGCGTCAGCGCTGGCGTAACCAAGCGACTGCCACAACGGAAGGTTCTTGTCGGCGGCTTTGTTGTACGAGGAACCAAACGACTCCATGACCATGCCACCGAGCGCCAGTGCGCCCCCGCCTGGACCGGCAAGAGCCAGTGGCAGGTACTTCAAATTCTGGCCAAGCGACTGAACGCCGGAGGACACGCCGAAAATCTTGCTGCCAACCTTTTCAGCTTGAGCGTCGTAGCCTTTGCTTTGAGCGGCGTAGTTCTTCGACATTTCGGCAAAGAAGTTTTGATCGCCTTGGACCAGGCGAGCCCACGGCTCGATCACGTCCACGGCGGCGCGCTTGGCACCCGCGAACGCGCCAGCGCTGCGGTAGATAGAACCTTTCAGGTCCCCCACGATGCCGCCATCTGGGCGGGCGCCCATCAAGTAGGAGGCTGTGCCGCCGATGGCCTGCTCGAGCTTGTTGAGCGTGAAGATGTCGTCCACGGACTCGGCCGTGAACTGCGGGTCGGTCATCTGCCGGTACAGGATCGGTGAGGTCTTGGACAGGCGGACCAGGTCGTAGGCGTTCGCGGCTTCCTTGGCGCGCAGTTCGTCGAGGTTTTTCTCAACGATGCGCAGCGGCACCCCGGTCGCTTCTGCGAGTCGGCGGCGCTCAGCGGCGATGTCCGGGTTGTCCTTGTTGGCCCACTCGATGAACTTGCGGACCTGGCCTTCTTGCTGCGCGGCTTCCTGCTGGCGGCGTTCTGCCAAGAACGAGCCAAGCTCACCTGTGCCGCTTTGAGCGGCTTGGGTGCCGCGGCGTTCTGCAAAAAAGTTCTGAAGGTCGCTCATTTAACCAGGCCTTTCGCCTTTGCTGCGTTGTAGTCTTCTGCGATCTGTTGCTCGGTGCGCGCGCCGCTCTTGATGGACTCGGCCCGGAAGAACTCCGGTATGTCGGCCAGCGCCATACGCTTGGTCAAAGGCTTGCGGTCCCTGCCGAGTTTGGGGTTGCCGCTGGCGTCAAGCAGGGGTACGACCACAAAGGTCGAGGCTTGGTCTTCGCGCGGCACAAGGGACACAGGCATTTGCGCGTTGCTGATAAAGCCCTTGACGTAAACCACGTCCTTGGCGACGCGGTCGACGACGTCTTGTTCTTCTGCGGGGGTCAGTGCGCGCTTCTTCGCTGTCGACTCGGCCATGATCGCGTTGTCGACTGCTTTCTGGAAAGTGTACGCGCGGGCAGGGTCATCCTTGGCGGGCTTGCCCGTGATATCTTGGAACGCACCTTCAACGCGCTGCTGCTTGGTGAAGTAGCCCTCGAGCTCGCCGGGTTTGGCCACGGTCTGCTGCGCCTTTGCCAGGTCCCGCAGGTCGGAGTTGCTGATCTTCTCGGTGTATCCGCGCAGGTCGACTCGTTCGCCCCGAGCAATTTTGTCCTGCACCTCGTACCAGGTGTTGAAATCGGTCTTGACGGCACGGCCTTCGGACAAACGCTCCGAGCGCACGCGCTGGGCTTCGCGCAGGCGGGGCACAGCGGCGCTCTGGTCCATCTGGCTGATGATTGCCTCTGGCACAGGCTTGCCCTGGTTGAAGTACGACCAGGCTTGCTCCTCGGCGGCGGCCTTGGCCTGGTTCTCCGCTTCGCGCACCAGTGCGTAGTTGTTGCGGATCTGGTTGATCGTTTTCTCGCGGCGTTGCGGGTCGGTAATCTTGGCTGCCTCGGCCAGTTGGTCCTTCAACGGCAAGGCCGCCATACGCGCAGCCTCTTGCGTGGCAAACTGGTTGTCGGCTTCGCCTTTGATAATGGTTTCAAGACGGGACTGCTGATCTGGCCTGATCTCGCCACGCTCAATGGCTGCGCTTAGGTATGTCTGTGCTGCGGCTGCGTCTTTCTCAGCCAGCTGCGCAATCACCGCGGTGTTGAAGACCCCCATGCGCGCGTTCAGTTCGGTGTCGCGCTGCTCTTTGCTCCAGTTCTTGCGAGTGCCTTGCGCGGCAACCAAGTCGCGGATGCGCTGCGCCTCACCAGCGTAGTCGCCGGTTTTCAGCGCGTTGACCGTGGCCGTGTTGATTGAGGCAGCGGTGGTGGAGTCAGCGTACTTTTCCTTTTCCGCAAACTCGTACTTGCCGGCTTGCTCAAGCGCAATCGTCTGGCGTCGCGCCAGGGTCTTACCGACCATCGCCTGCGCGCGCCCATCAAGCCCGGAGCCATAGGTCTTGGCAGCCTCACGCCACCATTCATCCACGGCCTTGGTGTAGCCGTCGGCTGCTTGGTTGGTGAACTTGCCTCGGTTTTCGTTTTCCCACTTGTCCCACTCGCGCGTGAGTTGGGTGTCTACCTCATTGGCTTTGGTTTCGGCGTTGCGCAGGTCGATGCGGTCGGCGACGTCGGCAACCTGACCCAAACCCTGTGCCAGGGTACGGGCGCCCGAACTGACGTCCGGTGCCTGCTGCATCACCGGGCGTAACGCGTCGGTGCGAACTTGTCGGTCACCGTAAACTGGAACCTGCGGCATGGCTTACGGGCCTTTCTTGGTGTAGGTGTACCACTTATCAGAGACCTGACCAGCTCCGCCGAGCAACGAACCTGCGGCCCCGTACATGCTGTTGAGAGCATCGGCCTTGCCCTTGGCAAGCGTTTGCTGGCCTTGCGCGCGCAGGTTCCAGCTCTCGCGGCCGGCGTTGGTGCGCGCGGTGGCGACGTCGGACTGGGTGAAGAAGTCAGTCTGGTCCTGCAGGTCTGCGGCGGTTCCGTACCCCAAGTCCAAACCCTTGGATGCCAGGCTTACGCGCTGTGCGCTTTTAAGCGCTGCACCCTTACGTTGGACGGCGTTGGCTTCTTCCTCACCTCGACGCTGCGCGTCTTGCGCTGCGTATTCGGCCATGGTGGCGTTGTTGCGGGCGGTGGCCTCTGCCGCTTTGCCTTGTTGGTACATGGCGCCGGCGGACATGACCGTGCTGCCGACGGTGGCGCCCAATGAAATTGCTTGGGCAGCGGTCAGGGCTGCACCAAAAGTACCTGCGGCACCCAGTCCCCCGGCTGCACTGCCGGCCAATAGGCCGAGCGTTACTGGTTCACACATTGTTGGCCTTCATCTCAAACGGGTGGAACGGCTCGCCCAATGCGCCATAGGGCACAGCTGCGTGCAGCGTGAACCCGAGCCGGCGCAACCAGCGCACGCTGGTGGCGTTTTTTGCATGCACGAAATTCACCAGGTGCGGGAAGGCGGTCAACATTCGGCAAATGTACTCAGGCGTCCTGTGGACAAGGACACGGGAATGCCGGTCAAGCACCGGCGTACCCAGCATCCAGGGGGAGCCGATGCCACCGAGCATGTTGATCGGGGTTACGCCCATGATCGCGGCAAGTTCGCCATTGATCAGCCCACTCCAGCAAAGCATTGAGCGACGCACGCTGCTTTCAATGCCGGTGGCGACGTCCCCATGCCCGTAGGCCTCGCACTCGGCCAGATCACTGGGGCGCAAGTTGGCGACAAGCGTGGCCACGTCCTCGGGTTCTGTTGGCCGGATCAGGACGTCAGCCGCCACTTTGGATCTCGAGCGTCATCGACAGCACGGTGAGCGGGAGCGGTAGGTCCTGACGCACGCACACTGCGGCGTCCTGGTTCCAGCTGGGGTCAATCGACAACGACAACTCACCGTCACGCAAAGCCGGTGGTGACCCATACGGATCACTGACGGCACGCGCCGGGTATTCGCGCAGGCGGGTGAAGTCTGGACCGGCCTTGACGATCGACGACTGCGATACGCGCAGATGCACCTTGTTGATGTTCTTGACCGTACCCTGCCCAGCAGCCTGCGCCCCCTCCATCGTGAGTGGCAGCGTGCGAAGGTCTGCGGTGATCGGCAGACCGATGTGAACGACGCTGGCGGCAGTGGTCAGTGTTACTTGGCCCCCGGTAACGACTTTCGGGGGCTCGACTGCACCGTCGGCCAGGATGGCAACCGTTTTGCCCTCAAGGTGGCCAAGGCCGCTCAGGGTGGTGACCGGCGTCCCCCGGTAGCTCAGCCCGGAGTCAACGAAGAACGCATCCTCTTGCGCGGTGAAAATACGCGAGTGCAAGCGCTCAACGTAGCGCAGCTGGCTGCCATTGATGGTTCGGCGCACGACCACGTACAGGACATCCTCGTTGCCTTCAGACACGACGCACACCGATTCAAACGTGCCGTCCGTGTCGTGGACGTGCCACCCGTAGACCTGCTGGTCTGGCACATAGGTCATGCCCAGCAGCTTGCCGTCGTTGCGTACTGCCCAGAGCATTGCATCCGGGGCGCGGCTGAAGGCCAGTTGAGTGAGCACGTAACCGTTGAACCGGTGCGGCGCCATGATCGACAGATCCGTGGTCCGGTAGGCGCTGGCTTCCCAGGAGTACGCAAGTTCGCGCACACGCGACCCTTGGGCTTGCACGTACAGGATCGAGCCTGTAGTCACCACAGGCTGCACGTTGCTGGCACCGGAGTAACCCTGGGGCTTGATCGTGACGGACGTCGGGGTGATTGCGGGAGCGTTTTCCGCGTATAGCCGGAACTCACCGCCGGCGGTCAACGCGATCAGGTCGGACAGTGCCACCAGATGCCGGATCTGGTTGTACTGACTTGAGGCGATGCGCAGCTCCATGCCGTCTGCGTCCCGTGTCGGAACGGAGCTGGTGAGGTTGGCCTCGGTACCCGTGCGGGTCGCCCACAGCACCTGTGGCTTTTCGACGGTGCCTGCAAACCACCGACGCTGTTCGTGGTAAGTCGTTGCGCTGGGGTAGTCGCCCGCCCCGGCGTTCAGCGAGATGATGTCCTCGGGCGGTGGCTGAGTGGTGTCCGCCAGGACGTTGTCGTCCGTCAGCGACAAACTCGGCACGCTCGCCGTGCCGGTGTTTACCGGAACCTTGAATACCGTCGTTTTCGCGTAGGTGAAGGTGGTCGTGTTCTCGACGGTGATCTGGTAGAGGCCATCAAAAAAGCTCGTGCCTTCAATCAGTACGCGGTCGCCCGTACTGTAGCCATGCGCGGTGCTGGTGACGATTCGCACACGGGAATACTTGAAAAAGCCGATGTCGTTGTACGGTGTGGCGCTTGAAATCGTTTTGCTTGAACCGCCGGTCGGCGATACCTGGCCGATGTACCCGTAGACACCGCCCCGCAGTTTGTAAACGTTGTAGCGATCGCAACCATCCACGCCCGTCCAGGTGATCGTGTTGTAGTTGCCAGACAGGCTCAGGTTGTTGGTTGCCGATGCGATCGCGCTGGCCAGCGATTCGGTCACCCCGTCGGGCTGCACCGCGGTGACCACATATCGCTGCTGCGTGAGGTTGCTGTTCTGTGCAACCGTCGCCGTGGCCGTCACCCCCGTGGGCGCGCCACTTGGCGGGGCAAATGAGATCGCCGTCAGGGTCCAGTTGGTCGCTGCGAGTCGCGCCAGTTCCCTGGCAGCGTAGGACGGGTGGGTGATCGTGATGATGTCTGCAGACTGCGCAAAATGCAGATCGAACAGATCGGCGCCGATGTACGGTGTGGAGATCTGGTACGGAACCCCGCCAGACATCAAGGTCGCCCCGTTGATATGGAAGCGAATGTACTGATGCCCAAACTCGAGTACCGCAGTCTGGGTGGCGCTGAACGCGAACGGAATCAGGCGCACCGGGTTTGTTGAATCTCCGGCTGCGCGGATAAATTCAAACCCGGGGCGCCGTGCTGCCGGCCCGTGCGGGAGCGTGATGAAATTGCGCGCCAAGGCAAGACCGGTCTGGTACTTGGTCAGGTCCAGTCGTCCTGCCAGCTCCGGCGTGATCTCCCCGCCGGCAAACGATCGGAGCAGGAACTTTGTGCTCATGCCCGTACCGCCACGATGCTCGGTTGAGTCGCAACGTTCTCGGTGCTGCTTGCGTTGGCAGAACTTGCGGCAGACAGATCCGCCATCGCCTGTGCGCGCTGGCGCATGGCATCCCCGATGCGCACACCCTCATTGCCCTTGACGATCGGACCGGCCAGATAGGCGGCCAGCAGGTAGGACAGTGCGCCCGTGAAACTGGCTGGAAACTTGGTGGTGTCCCAGATGTCCTGGGTGTAGACCAGCACTGCGTTGGGCTCGTTGCTGAAAATGACCTCACCCTGCAAGTCAAAGTCCGCGCTGTCGCGGTCGTCTACGTGGGGATAGCGCTGCAGGTCTTGGGTGAACACGGTGACCGCTACGCTGGGGCGCAAAATCCGCAGGGGGCGCTGGCAGTCGGCCGGTTTGGCATAAGCGTATGCCCAGGCGTTGCTGGGGTTAGTGACCTGCGCGAGGGCTTGCCGCTTCAGTGCGAATGCCCAGTTGCCGGGCTCGAGCATCTCGGTGCGTGCTTGGTCATAGAACGTCGCGCAGTGACCCGCCTCGACGCTGCCGTCGGGTGGGCTGATGCTTGATACGCGTGCCTCTGAACCGATGTGGCTCAGGGCCATGTTGCAAATTTGGACAGCGGTGGCCATGTGGATCTCCAGTGCAATGAAGTGTAGGCGGCGTGTTCAAAGCCACGGACACGCAAAGAAAAAGGCGCCCTTTGTGGGGGCGCCTGTTTAGCGTCGTCAGAAACCGCCAGTCAGGCCAGATCGGCCTTCTCGCCGTGAACCTGGATGAACGACTTGTCTTCCCCCTTGCCGACCTGTGACAGGGCTTTCGGCTGGGGGCGTGACGGCTTTGCAGCGTTCACGGCTTTGCTCGCTTCAAGTGTCTCGGTTTTGACAAACCAAGATGCCTTGAATTCGTTGGCCACTTCTATCTCGTCACCCGCACGAACGCGGGCGCCGTTATAGAAAGCCGGCTTGATGGCGATCACCTTCATGCCGGCCCCCTATTACAGCTGGAACGGGGCGTCGAACGACTTCTGGGTCACCGGTGTGGGTGTCAGGAAGGCGTTGATCTTTCCGCTTGTGGTCGTGGTCGTGGCGGTCGTGCAGAGGATGCCGAGGTAGCGCTCGTACTGGCCCTTGGGCAGCGCGACCTGCAGCAGCGTCTTGCCTGCGGCCAGAGCGGCCTGCGTGCCCGTACCACCGGTCACAAATGCGGGGGTGGCGGCGTGCAGGGTGCAGTTGGCTACGACGCCAGAACCCAGCGTGGCAAGCGCGTCGGAGACCAGGAAGAACTGCACCGTACCGGCAGACCCGGCGGTGAAGATTTCCGTGTCCACTCCGATGACAGCGTACAGCTGCTCAACGTCGTTGACACCGTCGGTGCCCAGGTCAATCACGTCGCCGATCAGCGCCGTGCCGGCTGCAGCGGCCACCGTGGTGGCGTCTGCAAATTCATTGCGTTCGTCGAGAATCATTTTGATGTCCTTTCAGTGTTCTGTGTAGGCTTAGACCACCCGGGCCTCGGTGTTAACCAGGGCGTCGGTGCGGCGGACCGGGATGTCGTCGAACGTCATCACGCGCTTGCCGGAGACTGTTTCCCACGACAGGTTGTTGGAGACCTTTTCGAGGATGCCCAGTCGCAGGTTCTCGCGGATGTTGCGCGGCACGTAGAACGCTGCGCGGCCTTTGCCCATCGCGGGGATGCGCTCGGTAGCCTTGATCATCGCGGTGATCAGGGCCTTCTGTGCGGTCAGCGCGCCAGCGTCACCAGCGTTCAGCACGCTGAAGTCGATGTTTGCAATACGCACAAAGTAGCGCCAGTCGCGGATCGTCAGGCCGGCGGTCCAACTGTAGTGAGTGCGGTAGCCTTCCATGCGGCCGCCGTTACCGTCGACGTTCTCGATGGTCACCTGGCCCTTGTCGGTCATCTGCAGACCGGCAACGGAGCCCTTGGGGTAAATGCCGTGGCCGGTGTTCGGACCCCACACGCACAACCAGATGGACATGTTGTCCGAGCCGGTACCACCGAAGTCGATGATGTTGTCGGCGTTCTGTGCGGCCAGCGAGTTGAAGCGCGGAGCCAATCCGGTGAACGCTTCGGGCTCGTTGGGCTCGCTACCGTAGAACAGCGTGGATGCCATTTCCTGGCCCATGCCTTCGATGTGGGCTGCGTCTTCCGACAAGCGGAACGCTGCGGTGTTGCCGTTGAGGTCGGCCAGTGCCTTGTCCACTTCGGCGTAGGCTTCCAGCATACCGGCCGTGTCAGTCACCTGGGCGGTGGTCGACTTGGTCGGCTGGACGCCACCGTAGAGCTTGCGCCACGTCGGGGTGGGCAGGCCGGTGCGAACACTGGTGCGATGGCCGGTGGGCAGGTTGCCTTCCAGGAACGTCATGTCGTCCAGCACTTCGTTGGAAGCGCTCAGAAGTTCGACGATGGAAGCGATCTTGCCATCGGGGTCCAGACGCTTGGAAACGTCCAGCAGGGTCGGGTTGTTTGCGGCGAGAGTAGCCATTTGTGATTGCCTTTCAGTTCATGTTTGGGAACAGTTTCTTAGCCATATCGGTCTCGGCGCCTTTCGGGCTGCCGGTCACGAAACGGTCGTCGCTGATTGCCTTGCCGACCTTGAACGCAAGTTTCACGACCTCGGGGTGGTTGCCCAGCCCGGTGCTGTTCAACAGCGCCTTCAACTCTGGTGAGCCAAAGGTGTCGATCGCCTTGCGTGCGATGCCCAGGTTCTCGTCGAGCTTGTCGCCACCGATGTCTTTGTCGGTCTTGACTTGCTCCGTCCAGGTCTCAACCAGTTTGGCGTGCGCTTCAATCTGACGGGTCGCCATCTTGGCGCCGATGTCAGCAAGTTTCTGCGCGTCCGCCTGGTTGAGCTTGAGCTCCTTGGCAATGGTGGTGAACTCCTCGGCGGCTGCCGAGTCGATCTGGACACCGTCTGGCATCTTGAGCTCATACGACTCAGGCACCGTGGTTTGCTGGGTGGTCTGGTCGGTTGGGCTTGCAGACGCTGTTGACGTTTCCGTCGCAGCGGTCGTGCCTGCGGTGCTTACGGCACTGCTATCAGCGTTTGTCGGTTCCCCAGCGTTGTTGGAAGGTGTGCTGGTCGCCGCATTCGGTTCATTCATCTTTGGTCTTTCCGTACTCTTTGAGCACTTTCATAAACCCGTCGGGAGATGCTTCGAGGAATTCCGCGGTAAGAAACAGGCCGATGTGTCGCTTGCCTTCGTTGAACGCCATAACGCTGCCGCTATGGTTGAAGGAACTGCGATACACGCCTGCCTCCTCCAGAAGTCGCATACCGATGCGTCGCCCTTGAGGGTGACCGAGCAACCACCGCAGATCCTCAAGTTCCTTGCGCCTGAGTTCGCGCGCCACCAGCTCTTCGCTTTCGGCGTCGCGGTCAAGTCGTTGCATATCTTTTGAGGTATTGGTGTTTGCCACGCGCGCATCGTAGAGCGCAGCGTTTACTTCATGGACACGATCAGGGCGTGGCGTTGATCCACAGGCCGGTCGAGGCCTGATACTTGAGCACCTGCCCGTCTTGCGGGTTGGTGATTTTCACGTTGTGCAACTCCTCAAGTTCATACCCGTTCTTCACGGACACGAACACGGAACCTTGGTTAGCGTGGGACCGCACGCAATAGCCAATTTGCACCAAGTGGTTGGGCGCTGTTGGTTTTGTCGTGGTCATGCCGCCGGCCACGGTCGGTGACAACCACACGATCGCGCCCTCAGTGAGCGCCGATGTGTCAATACCGCGCACCATGCCAAAAGTGGTGCAGAACGCCTTGTTGCCCCCGGCAGCGGTTTCAATCATCAACCCAAACGTAGTGCTTGAAGCCACCTCGCCGTTGGCCTGGGCGTAGGCTGCGGTCTTGTTACCCCCATCGCTGCCTGCGATGTAGACGACTTTGCCTTCCAGCAAGTCGCCGGTCAGAGGCTTGACCAGGGTGACCTGTTCTTGACCGATCTGCAGCGTAACGTTGCCGCCCTTTAGCACAAACTCAAGCGTGCCGTCGGTGTCGTTCCAGCGAAGTTCCCCAATACCAAGCGGGCGGGTGGTGTCTGGCGTTGTGTCAAAAGCGACCGAGTTTGTAGGTTCGCCCGCAAACACAAACAGGTGGTCTTGGTTGTCATTGGCGTCACGGACGCCAACCACGTTGCCATCGTCATCAACCAAATGAGCGCGGCCGGGTACGAGTTGCACGGCTTAACCCAGCATGGTCGGGTACATCGCCTTGGCCCGATCGTCGTCACTGCCCGATTCGTCGTCTTCTTCCTTAGCCGGCATCAGTGCGAGTTGCTCAATCTGCAGATCGACGGAGCGGTACGGTTCGCCCTCCCCGGCGCTTTCGTTCATCGTCAGGCCGACCACGCACACCAGGGCGATCAGTTTGTGTTCGCTGTCGATGGCCGGCAGTTCAGTGATGCCGAGCTTCTTCAGACTGTCGTTGTTCAGACTGATGCGCAGACCGTAGGGATATTCGGCCTGCTCCACGGGGGAGACCAGGCTTGAGTCCTTGGTCTTGACCGTGTTTTTCATGTCGATGAGTTTCATGGTTTCCTTTACATCGGGGCCGGGCTGACGCTGGAGTAACCCTGCAGCGACGTCAGCACGTCCTGCAGATTGCCGGTGTCGATCTCGCTGGCGGTCTTTGCAGAGTCCACCAGCTGCGGTGCCACGGCTGCAGACTGCTGGGCCTGCATCGCTGCGGCGCGCTGCTGGCGCAGTGCTGCGACTGCGTCGTCTGGCACGATGATTTTCGGGTTGACCCCGTAGGCGTCACCGTAGTCGTCGACGATCTGATCAAAGTCCAGTTTGTCCAGCACTTCGGGCTTGACTGCGGCCATTTGGCTCACGGTGCCCAGCAGACGATCCATGCCTTGGGTGGCCACGGCGCGCTGTGCCTGAGCCAGCACGGAGATAAATTCGACGTTGAGCTCAACGCCTTCCAGTTCGGGCGGGGGCGGGGGCAGAATGCCGGCCCGGTCCGCGTAGTCGAATGTCAGGTCGATCAGGGGCTGCAGCAGTTCGTTGTGCAAGCGCTCGAGCACGGGGCCGAGCATGAGCAGCTTCTCCTCGTGCCGCTCGGCGACCTCGGTGGCGGTGATACCGGATCGCGTGTCGTTGGCCAGCATCAGGAACAGGTCTGCGTAGTACGCGCTGCGGATGCGCTCGCGCACGTCTTGAATGTCCATCATCAGGTGCTGCAGGTTGAGGTTGACCTCAAACGCGCTGCGCACACCCTGACTTTGGCCCATGCTGTCCACGTAGAACACGCCACCCGGCAGACGCGCGCGGGCAGCTTCTTTGTACTTGGTGGGCACTTGCAGGGGCGGGTTGACCTGGTAGTCGATCGCCTGCCCTTTGCGCAGTTGCTGGTGCTGCAGTTGCTTGACGTCGCCCAGGC